CACAGATGAAGGAGTTTGAGGACATGGAGCTTGCCAAGCAGATGGATTCTGAAGTTCGCGAAGAGAACGATAAAATGAAGGAGACCATCGCGAAGCTTGAGGAAGCTCTCAATATTCAAAAATCAAAAACTAAAAAATTAGCAATAGAAAATAAGAAATATATAGACGCAGTACTTTTGTTGAAAGAAAAAGTTGAGACCGTTAACGTTTCAAATGCTAAGTTACTTTATATTAACAAGACCTTAGAAAGCGACTCCCTGAATGAGCGACAAAGAAGAAATATTGTTGAAGCTATCTCCAAGGCAGAAACACCAAAAGAAGCGAAGGTTATTTTTGAAACCCTTCAAAGCACAGTGGGAAGCAGAGAGGTTAAGCCTTCAATGCCGAAATCACTAAGCGAAGCAGTTAGTAGAAATTCTTCCCTTATTTTGAACTCGCAAAGAAAAGAAAATAATAACGAAACAGATATCTTTTCCGAGCGCATGCAGCGTTTAGCTGGCATTAAAAAAGAAAAATAATTAGGAGGTTACTATACTATGTCTGTTTTACAAACATTAACAGAAGGCATCGTTAGTCGTGATGTTTCAAAGGAAGGACAAGCTCTTCTCTCCAAGTGGGAAAAGACTGGTCTTCTTGAGAATCTTGGCGATGAGCGTGCTAAGAATACAATGGCCGTTCTCCTTGAGAATCAGGCTAAGGAGCTTCTCCGTGAGGCTTCATCAATGTCTGCAGGTGATGTAGAAGGTTTTGCATCAGTTGCTTTCCCAATCGTTCGTCGTGTTTTCGGTGGATTGATTGCAAACGATCTCGTAAGCGTACAGCCTATGAGTCTTCCAAGTGGACTTATCTTCTTCTTGGATTTTGTCAATGGCGATTTCCGCGCTGGTATGGACAAGGGCGATTCCGTTTATGGTGGAAACGTTGTTGGTCGTCAGTTGACTGGCGGTGTTGACCTTGATGGCGATATGTCAAAGGGTGGACCTGGTGGTTTCTACGATCTTGGTACTGGTTACAGTTCACCAACTGGTAGTGTTGTACGTCACTTGGGTGCAGCGTCTACCGCAACTGACGAAGTTGCTCCTGGCTCTTTGACAGAGGCACAAAAGAAATTGATTAGATTTGACCCAGATATTTTGGCTGGTTCGCAGGACGTTACTGTTCTTGAGCTTTCCGCTTCTGGTATCCCATCAGATCTTAACCGTGATGCACTTACTGCTATCGCAGAAGTTACAGGTTCTAGTGTTAACACCCGTCTCGTTAGAAGACTTACTTCAATCACGAGCGCTGGTAAGCTAAGACTTGTTTTCTTGGGTAACGGTATTGACAGTGGTGCGGCTGAAGGTGTTAAGCTTTCTTACCCACTTAAGGATACCTTCGTTGCTGGTGGTGCAGGTGCAGGTCAGCAAGACGCTCTTGGCTCTATCGTAGCTGGCGAGTTTGGTCTTGAAGGTGCTGGTGACAATGGCGCTGGTGCTGATCCTACACAGCTTCGTTCTGGTAGAATCCCTGAGATTGACATAAAGGTTGACAGCATTGCTGTTACCGCAATCACCAAGAAGTTGAAGGCAAAGTGGACCCCTGAGTTAGGTCAGGACCTCAATGCTTATCACAACCTTGACGCAGAGGTTGAGTTGACTGGTATCCTTTCTGAGCAGATTGCTCTTGAAATTGACCAGGAAATCCTTGGTGATCTAATCGTTGGTGCAAAGGCAGGTACTCGTTACTGGTCTCGTGCTCCAGGTTTATTTGTTGACGTTAACGGTAATGAGCTTGGTGCAACCAGCGCATCACCTGACTTCACTGGTACGGTTAGTGAATGGTATGAAACTCTTATTGAGACCATTAACGACGTAAGCGCTCAGATTCACAGAAAGACGCTCCGTGGTGGCGCAAACTTTGTTGTTTGTTCACCAGAGGTAGCTAACATTCTTGAGTTCACGAGCGGATTCAGAGCTTCTGTTACGGCAGATGCTGACCGTGGTGACATCGGTGCTGTAAGAGTTGGTGCTCTCAGCAAGAAGTTTGACGTATATGTTGATCCATACTTCCCGAGAAACGTTCTTCTCGTAGGTCGTAAGGGTAACTCTTTCCTTGAAAGTGGTTTCGTATACGCTCCATATGTACCGTTGCAGACAACTCCTACCATCTTTGGTCAAGAGGACTTCGTGCCTCGTAAGGGTGTAATGACCCGATACGCCAAGAAGATGGTACGACCTGATATGTACGGTCTTGTTATCGTAAGAGGTCTCCTTGGTGAGGCTGGCGCTAGCTGATAGTGCTGATAACTAAAACTAGCCCCCCTATTTTTGGGGGGCTTTTTTTTGTTTATTTGGTTATGTTCGGACTATTTATTATATAAACAAATAAGGTAAGGCGAAATGCCTTTTAAATAAAGGAGATTATATACAATGGCAAAACTAGGAAGATATAGTGCTAATAGAATTAAGGTTGAATCTATCACCGAAAGCAAGCAGTTGGAAGTACACGATTGCGGAACATTGCTACTGCTAGACGCAGCAGCGGGCTGCACAGTAACATTACCATCAGTCGCAGAAGCAGGCAAGGGATGGTGGGTTAGATTCGTTATATCCACTAATGTAAGCAGTAACACGCTTGTTATCACAGAGAAGACATCTGAAGACACTGATGTTTTAGTTGGTGGAATCAATGAGCTAGAGGTTGATACTAGCGATGACGGACCAAGCACGACGGGTGCTACCACAATCACAATTGCAAATGCCGCAGACACAGTAGGTGATTTTGTTGAATTTGTTTGCGATGGATCAAAATTTTACTTCCATGGACAAACTAAGCTTGATGGCTGTATGACCATCGCATAATAAGTAATTCGCCTTACTTACAATTAACCCCCTCCCTTTTTTGGTTGGGGGTTTTTTTATATTTGAAATCTAATTATGGTATAATCGTTTAGTTGAAAGGAGTTTATGATGGGTAAACGAAGAAAAAGAATGATAATGAAGAAATACGCTAAGAAGTATGCAAAAAAAAGGCAAGCTCTTGGTTATGATAAGTTGAATATTAGTAATGCCTTGATAATGATTGATCCTAATGGGCAAGAAGAAAAGCAAGAAGAAGGTGTTCAGGTAGTGACAAACACACCACCAAAAGAAAACACTCAGAAACAAGATACGGTATTAGACCCTGAATTACAATTGATACAAATTGAAGAACCAATAGTGGAAACAGCAGAAGAGATTGTTCCTCCAAAGCCTAAACCCAGAAGAAGAAGGGCTAGAAAAAAAACTACTACAACTAAAACCACTACAACAAGCACAACGAGACGCCGAACGGCCAAAGCGAAAGATTAGGTCAATTCTCTGTACTTCTGACTATTTACTAATAGTAAAACTGGAGGTACATTTTAATGTCATTACCTGTGCTCACACCTGCAAGCAAGTCAAGTAAAAGTATTTTACCTGCAACTGGCAGTGAGGGAGATGTGAATAAGTCTGTTCCTTACAAGGTCTATTCAAAATCTACCTCTCCATTGTACGATAAAACTTTTTTGTCTGGCGCAGCAAATCAAGTTACGTATGTTTATAGAAAGTTAGGTGGAGATGTACTGGACATTGAATTAAGTACTGCTAATGTTTATTCTGCTTACGAGGAAGCAGTGTTAGAATATTCTTACATTCTTAATATACACCAGGCAAACAACTCTCTTTCAAGCTATTTGGGTCACCGCACAGGATCTTTTGATGATCTAGGGCATTTAAAATCTACGGGCGATACTGCTCTGTCATCATCTCTGGCTGGTAAACACGCTGCTTTGAAATTTCCAAAATTTGATTTTGGATACGGCAGAAGAGTTGCTGAAGGTTTGGGCGCAGAAGCTCAAGTTGGTAGAGGAAACGTAGAATATTCAGGCTCTGTAGCTTTGACCATAGGTGTACAGGATTATGATTTACAATCAGTAGTGCAGTCTTCGTCTATATCTCAAAGTGGTAGCCTTTTCTTTAATAAGGTTAAAGGTAGAAAAATAATTGTAAAACAAGTTTACTATAAGACACCTCAAGCAATGTGGAGATTTTTTGGATATTATGGGGGCTTAAACGTTGTTGGAAATCTCCATAATTATGGACAGTTTTCAGACAACTCAACTTTTGAGCTTATACCCACATGGCAAAATAAAGCCCAGGCACTGGCTTTTGAGGATGCAATTTACACAAGAACTTCTCACTTTTCATATGAGCTTAAAAACAATAGATTAAGAATTTTTCCAGCCCCATACTCTGGTGGGCCACAAACATTGTATTTTAAGTTTTCAATTCCAGAAGATGCATTTGGAAACGATCCAAAAGATCCAGAAAGAGATGGCATCAATAACATGAATAATTTACCATTTGCAAATTTGCCTTATGGGAGTATAAACTCCATTGGAAAGCAGTGGATTAGAAGATTTGCATTGGCTTTGTCAAAAGAGATGCTAGGTCAAATTCGTTCAAAATTTGCCAATATACCTATTCCTGGGGAAAGTGTTACATTAAATGGCGATAGTTTAATATCTCAAGCGAGAGAGGAGCAGAACTCTCTCAGAGAAGAACTAAAAACAACTTTGGCTGAAATGACCTACACTAAATTGGCACAATCAGAATCAGAGTTGGTGGAGGCGACAAAGAAAATACAAGAAAGTGTTCCGTTAACGGTATTTGTGGGGTAGGTAAATGGCAGACAATAAATGGAAACAGCCAAAGAACCCACCACCTCCGTTGTTCACTGGCAAAAAAGAAAAAGACTTAGTAAAACAGGTTAATGATGAGCTTGTAGAGAGAGTCATTGGTCAACAGATATTGTATTATCCAATATCAATAGAAAACACTGAGTTCCACCCTATTTATGGAGAGGCTATTGAAAAAAACTTTTTGAATCCGATAAGAGTTCATGCTCTTGTAGAGTGGCAAGGATACGAAACTGAGACAACTAACTTAGGTGTTGACAGAAGGTCAAAAATTGTTGTTCATTTTCACAAAAGAAGACTTACAGAGGATCAAAACTTGTTTGTTAGAGAAGGTGATTTTGTTTTGTACGGCGAGACTTTTTATGAGATTGTGACCCTTAACGAACCAAAGCAACTATTCGGACAAATTGATTCTTTATTGGAAATTTCTGCTGAATGTGTTAAGTCTCGTGAGGGGTTGTTTAATGCCACATAGGATAAAGCCAGGCCAAATAGATAGAATTCCATTTGCCGCATCTCAAATATTAAATGTTGATAAAGCACTTTTAAACTTTATTGAAAACGATTTAAATATTTCTGTCACTACATCAGAGGGGTTTAAAAAAGTTCCTGTTATTTGGTCAGGTGCGGAAAGAGCATACCAGACAAAAAAAGATCAACTTGTTAGAGATGAATCTGGTGCTTTAATTCTACCACTAATCACCATAGAAAGAACTGGTGTTGCAAAAGATCTATCAAAAAAGGGCACAATTCAGGCTAATATTATGCCAATCAAAGATGAAAAAGGCGGCTCTATACAAATTGCAAGAAGATTAAAACAAGACAAGACTGCAGTGTTCGCAAATACAAACTCTCTTAAAAAAAGAAAGAGAATAAATTTTCCAATAGCAAACAAGAAAAAGGTTTTTGAAACAATTACAATACCTTTACCAATATATCTTACTGTAGAATATGAAATAAAAATCAGAACAGAATATCAGCAACAAATGAATGAAATCATAACTCCATTTATCACTAGACCAGGCGGCGTCAACTACGTGATTATTAAAGACGGAGAACATCATAGATATGAAGCTTTTCTTAAGCCAGATTATGAGTTGTCAAACAACATATCTAGCTTCTCCAACGAAGAAAGAAAATTTGAAACAACAATTACTATTGAAGTCTTAGGGTATATAGTTGGAGCAGGACCAAACGCAGATCAACCTGATTTGGTTAAGAGAGAAAACATCGTGAAGGTTGCAATACCTAGAGAAAGACGTGTATTGCAGGATGAATTAGAGGGCAAAGATCGTAGGCTAGTTGGAAAAACCAACGTTCTTTACGATCCGTTTATTTAAGGAGGTTAGCAATGGGGTTTACACCTGATGATGATAACAGGCCGCCATTACCTTCTCAAAGGCCTGACAATTATACAAAGCCTATAAAGCTTGCAGCATCAAAAATAGAAAATGTTGATGCTGCCATGGT